CCAGTACAAAGGCTAACCCAGAACGCAGTTTTACCTGTCTCTGGTCTAGCAAATGCTATCATTAAATTACCACCACCAATACCTCCTACACATTGTTTTAATATAGGTATATTAAACTTCCATTTAGTTGTTACATCTAATAAATCTAAAACTTCTCCAACATCATTTGTAACTGCGGGAACTTTATCTTCGTTGACATTAGTCTTATGCTTATCTATCATGCTCGTTATATCTGCAAAGTTTGCTTCTTTACCATTAAATATTTCTGTAGCTTCTACTGCTATTCTTTGTGCAAGATCTCTATCAGATAAGATACGCATTATATCTTTTGCTATTTCTTTATTAGGTTCTTGTACTTCTCTAATGTCTTCTATCAGTTCACTAAACTTTTCTTTTGCAGCACGAGTTAATGCAGGATTAAATATAGCTGTATGCAAAGAATATAACTCATCAACTTTTATATCATCTTCATACTTTTCATGTGCTTTTTGTATTGTCTCATACAAAGAACTTATATCTCCTGCAAATACTGTTGGTGATAGAACTCCCTTGTATTGTGTATAAAATTTTTTATTAAGCATAAGCCTAATCATTTGTTTTTCTATCATGTAACTCCCTCTGTAAATCTTCGTTTAAATTTTTTAATCTTTTTACTTCTGCATACAAAGCCATAATCTCTTCTGTTCTATCTAACTTTTTTAATCTATTCTGCAGTATTTCTTTTTGTTTCTTAAGTTTATCTATAACTTCTTCAAGATCATTTGGCCCTCTATCATAGTTTATTGCCATAAAACATCTCCCTTATCTGTTCTGTATTATAGTATTTAAGATCATCTTCTAGTGGTTTTACTATTACATTTTCAAATCCAGAGGATCTTAAATCTTTTGCCATGTCATATGCTTTTGTTGTAGCATCTCTATCTAAACATATATATAAATTTTTATATGGTTTTAAATGTGACTTCTGTATTTCTTTTAATTTTGTACCCATGATTGCCACACCAGTTAATACATTTGATACTGCACAAGCTGATGGGCAATCCTCTACAATTACAGAGTCACTACACTCACCACATTTAAATGGCACATCTTTATTACCATACATAAACCATTTAGGAAAATCATTTTTATTTAATGATCTACCCACTGCACCTACTATTTTATATGAGTATCTATTTTTAACTAGGAACACAACTCTATTTTGTTTTACATCATATCTAAAATCTGCACGACCCCATGACCAAGACTCCCAACAATTATTATTAGATAACCAACGCATAGCTTTTTCATTTGAATATATTGATTTAAAACTATCTGGTATCTTAAACTCCATGTCTTCTATATGTAAATCTTGATTACCATGAAAAACTTTTTCTACATATTGCATATTTTTTTCTCCTTCTTTTCTACCTTTTGCACTACAAGAAGCATGAAAGCAATACCAACCTATTTTATTTTCTGTTGTATCTATTGATAATGTATTTTTACCATTACAAAATACACAATCCATTCTTGTTTGAGTATCTTGTGGTATAGATAAACCTTTTATAACTTCTAACTGTTGACTGTAATTCAAGTTTGTACTTCCCAATAATAAATATTTTCGTTATATCTTTTTTCTTCTTCTTTTTTACCACTATCAAAACTTTCTAATGCAACAAACGTATTTTGTTCAATCTTAAATAAATTATTATTTAAGTATTCAATAATTTTTTCTTCAAGTTGTTCTTGATTTGGTTCGTGATCGAATGGAAGTATTGCGTTCAGTTCGTGTTGGTAGGCTACTATTCTTACTTTGTATATTTTCATTGTCTATTCCCTTATCATAGTTTTTATTATTTGTCAAGTTGTTTTGCTTTTTTATTTCTTTGTAATACTTTGGGTGTTTCCACACGAACGTCATAGTTTCCTCTCTTGTAATCATTATACCATTTTGTATCTCTACCTTCTTTGATACACCAGTCGTAATGTTTTTCATAAATAGGTCTTAAATTTTTATCTTTCATAAACCTCATAGTTTACCTTTCCTTTCTTTTCTTGTTTTGTATGGTAGCTTTACAAGTTTATCACAATTATTTTTTTTCTTATTTGTCCAAGTTATAACCACATGGTCATCATGGTCATTAGGTTTGCCACCATATTTTATCATAGCTTTTTTTAAACTTCTAGCTTCAATAATTTTTTTATCTCCACCCATTCTTTCAAATGTATATTCTCTCATTACTCCTCCTCTATTTCAAAATTAACAGATGTCATTCCACTTGTTGGGTGACTAGATTCAGTCCATTTAAAAGGACAAGTGTCTAGCCACTCATGAAATTTTTCATATCTTTTTTCTAACTCATCATCTATATCTATTTCTTTTTTCATTAGTGCTCCTTATAGCTTACTTGTTTAACTTCACGACTCCAACAGGAACGGCAACTACCACATTCACCATTTTGTTTTGGTGCAGGGCATTCCCTACCTATTGCAGATTTATCTTTATGTACACCAGAAGTCCACTTCCAAAAATTAGGTGGTGGACTATCTACTTTAATTGCTGATACACGCAAACACAAATTCTTTGGCACATCTTCTTCCTTTATATCTTTTATTATTTGATATTCTCTTGTAGCTAACCAATGATTTATTTGTGGTGTAAGTTCACACACCTCAAATATTTTCATCAGATGTGATACTGATTGTATATCTCCTGCATCAAACCACCTATGATATCTCTTTGATTTATCTATGTTTTTATATTTTAAGGTAAGTAATTCTGCCATATAATCTACCCACTCATTTAATTCTATAGCTTTTCTTCTTACTTCATGTGCATCAAATACATTTCTAAATACATATCTACCTTTTAGAGCATAGCAAGAATGGCATATAGTGCCTGGTATTTTAGCTAACTTACTGCCAGTATTGCAATGTTTAGCCGATATACCCCAACCAAATGCGGGCATCTTACTAGGGTTAGATAGTGTCCCTATCTTTTTCTCTATCTCTTTTAGTTTCATATGTTTCCTTTTTTGTTATTACACCTTGTTGAATTAAATCCATTGCAGTTCTGCCAAACCAACCTTGAAGACTCCAAGCTAAACCTGTATCTACTAAGTGTTGCCATGCTTCTATTTGTTTATCTTCATCAACTTCAATAGCACCTTCTGCTATCATTACTGCATCATAATTATTCATCATAGTTTTAACTCCAATCTTCTTATTGCGAATCTTAGTTCATCTCTTGTAACTAATCCTCGTTTGTATTTATCTGATAGTGTGTTGTATAGTTTTTTAATATGGTCATGGGTTGTACCCAGATGATCACATATATCTGAGCATGCTTTTGTATAAAACCAGTTCCTTGCTTGCTGTATCTCACCCATAGATAAGTTTGTTGATCTACTAAGATGAAAAGAATCTTCCATAGCTTGTTGTATAATACCTATTAATATTTTTTCTTCTGGTGATCTTGCTCTTGTTTCTTTTATTGCTTTATCCATATTTATTCTATTAAGTTGATTGCATGTGTAGTACAATAGTATTTTTTATTAACTACTACATCTGCTTTTGATTTACATTTATAACATACTTTCTTTCGTGTGTCAACGTGACTCGTATACTTTTTGTTAAAAGTATGATATGATAACCTGTCATTGCAGGGGGGGTTAGTATATACTATATAGGGTTTAGTTCGTATCACCATCTTGATCCCATCTCTTTCCTTTTAGATACTCTAAGTTTTCTTTTCTTTTTCTTTCTTTTTCTAATCTATTAATAATTATATATGCAATGATTGCACCTAGTAATAATGCACCCATATTAAATATAAACATACCTAGTCCGTGATAAAATGTCATGAAGTTTCCTTTGGTTAAAAAAAAGGGCTAGGCGATCTCTCGCCTAACCACACTCCTTTCAGGTTAAGATGCAAGTCTTTGAGATTGTTGCCACTCCTCGTACGCAAGTCGCTGTGCAATCTTTTGCTCCCTTGTATCTTTAGGTTTGCCTATCGCTTCGATAGAATCAGCAAGATCATCAATAGATACAACAATGTCCATACCTATCTTGTCAGCAAGTATCTCCTTAGATATCTCCCAGTTTACCTTACTGTGCTTGGCAAACTTCTCTACTTGTGAGAACTTGGTCATCTGCTTGATCCCCTGTTCAAACCTTTCTACCTTTGCAACAATAGTCTGGATCCACTTAGTGTGTTTCAGCACCATGTCCGCTTTAGCTTGGTGCATCATCTCAAACTTAGCAAACTCCAGTTCGGTGCAAGGTATTGCTCTTGAACGACAACCACCCGTGCCAATGACATTTAATTTGTACTTATCTTCCCATTGTTCGTAAAGATTAGCACCACCTTGTTTGCCATTTAGCCACGAATCATTATCGTTACGACATTGAGCCAGCCACGGATTACTCCGTCTATCCCACCTATCAACACCTTTGTCATAGGTAATATCAGCCTCAATGTTGCAATCTGGATTTAAGCCTACCTTTTTCATATCTTCACGATACAAAGCATAAGCAACATTCTTTCCAGAATTGCTAGTACTAGATTGATAATGATAGCCACCACCATTGTCGTACCTACCATCTAAATGAAATGAAAAGTGTTTTTTCTTTTCTATTTCATCTCCATACTGATCTAGTTCTTTTACATCTAATACAGTAAAATAAAAACAACTGTCCATGCCACAAGCATTAACAGTATTATATTTATTCTGTAAAGATTTTAAAGTAGCAACATCATCTAACTCATACTAAAGACTTACGCTTTGCAGCATTGAGCCTTATCTCTTTTTGTTCCATAGAGTATACTCCTTTCTTTTGGTTAAAAAAAAGACACCACCCAGATGTCTGAGTGATGTCTATATAATATATTATATTGATTGATATGTCAACTAGCCAAGCCTAATTCAACGGCTAGTTGCTTTGCTTGGTCGTCATCTATGTGTGTCCAACTATGACCTTCACTTATTTGTTCTGGTGTTTGTGCTTGTTCTTTAGTTATAGATTGCTTGATACCTTGTAATTTATTCATAAGATACCAACCAGTATTAACATAGCCACCTCGATTATCTTCATCATTCCATCTGTAAGTTCCATAACTATATTCTACAAACCAAGCATCATCAAGTGGTATTGTTTTTTTACCAATGATACCAACAGTTTGTACACAAACTTCTCTATGTATATCAAACCATGTTTCACGGCAACTATGACTACACCAATAGCCAAGATAGTTTTGTGCTTTTTTAGATTGGTAATACTTATTACCTTTGCTGCCACGAATCTGTCCGTTTGTTTTTTTCTGTACACATCTAGGATTCTGACACCACATATCACTAACTGACATTACAACTCCCAATCTTCCCACTTCTTATTGAGTAATGATTTTTTAAAATCAAATGTGACTTTAGGGTACTCAATTAGAAACTTCTGTTTGTTGTGTAAATAACTGATTTTTAAGCATTTTTTGCCAATGATTAAAAACTTTAGCCTATCATTC